CAGTGTACCCGGTATAGCCGGTTGCTCCGGTTGGTCCTACGGCTCCGGAAACCAAAATATCCCAGTACGTCTCCCACGATGCGCCGACCCCCGGTTCGGTAGATGCTCCCGAAGTGTGTTCGAGAATACAGATGTAAGCGATGCCGTCATCGCTTTGATAGATCCCGTCTCCGGGTACGTAAAGTGTCGAGGTAGCCCAGTCACCCTGCCAGTATTTAATACCAGCAAGGCTAAGTGAACCGTCTCTTTTTGTCCATGAATTTTGTCCCATATTAATTGTATCTAATTGGCTTTGCTGATAATCGTTGTCGGCGTGCTCCAGAACGGTTTGCGTATAAATCCTCGATCGCTCCTTTCACCCCGGCATCATTCGGGACTCGAGGATCGCCGAACATCATTCGCTTCAAAGCAATTTCTTTTTTCTCCATCTCTTCCGCTACTGCATAATCGAGAGCCGCACCGATAGAAAGTGCCCGTTGCACCGGCTCAAGGAAATTTGGAACATCGTTTGTATCATCAAGATCAACAAGGTCGAGCTGTGCCCAAAGCTTCAGTCCGTTCACTACGTTCTCTTCCGGAGCTGGGCGCACCTGGACAATATTTCCAAAAAGTTCAGCCGTTGGAAGTGAAACATTGTCTCGAAGTCGAGTTGTATTTCCTTCAACTAAGTCCTGGTCTCTCTGAACGCTGATAAATTTAATCGGGACGAATGTACCGCCTGTTGTGTACATCGCCTCACCTTTAAAAATCCGTATCAAATTTGACGGGATCTCGTAGTCAGTGACCGCCGTTTGGAAGTCACGGTATATGATGTCTCCTTCAATCTCCCAGTCTCCTTGAACGGGGACGATCCATCCGAAGATTTGTCGATACCAGCGATTCGCATTGCGATCGAGGTCCGCATCCGGATAGTCAGTCGAGTTCAATTGTGGACTGATGAGATACCGAGCATCGGTTCTTATTGTTGCTAATTCCATGTTGATGATGTTTATGTTCCTAATTAATTTAGGATGGCTCCCCTCGATTGCTCGAGGAGAGGGGATCCTAAATCAATTAAGCCATTCCGAGAGCGCGAAGCTTCTCTGGAGAGGCGTTGTTCAGGTTGCGTGAGTTGTCATTTAAGACCTCCGCTTCGATCTGATATGACTCCATGAGCAACTTTGCGATGGACATCGGGAGAGAGATCATCTTTCCTTTCTTCACTTCGCAACGATACCCATTGATCGATACTGATCGATACGCTCCTGGCTTCTCACCAGGGTCAAGAGGAATGAACATCGGCATCTTCGCTTCTTTCGCAAGCTTTTCCTTTACGGCTTGAGCTTCCGCAGAAAGCGATACACCTCCGATATTTCTCTCAACTACGCCAGGAATTTCCACTGGAGCCGCAGTTTCAACAACTGCCGGTTCTACGTCCGGAGTTGTCTCTGCTCCGGCGGCCGCATCAGCTTGCGCTTGTGCTTCGGCCTGAGCCGCCGCTTCCGCTTCAGCCGCTTGCTTTGCGGCATCTGCCTCTGCTTGCTGTTGAGCCTCAACAGCCTGAGCGTGTGCTACTGGGTCGTAATTCTGATCCTGGACATTAGTCGGATCGAATTCATTTACTTGGTTCATAAGAATTCTTTTAGATTAAGCTTTAGTGCTTTGACTTATAAATTTTCGATCGTTCAATTCGGATTAAGAATTGTGGACAATCAACACATCCCACGTGAGTTCCCCTACGTTCACCGCAGTCGTTGCATCGTATGCGTTGTTGATGTAGACAGTGAGTTCGTCAGTGTCCGTTACCTTACAACCAGCGATGATAGACATGAGCGGAGCCGCCTGAGCGTTGATGAATGCGTTGTCTCCAGCCGCGATGCCAGTGATTTCGACAGTCTCAGCACCTTGTGCCGCCGCCGCAATCGATGCTGGGTCAAGGGTGAATGTACCAACTTCAATCCATGCGCCCTTTACGCCATCGTGGATTTCAGCTTTCTTTGTATAAGCCATGTTTATAGAATTAACGTTTTACTAATAGGGGGCCCCTTCCTCCCCCTGGCCACCGGCGGCGTACTATCCGGTCACTCTAGCGATTAAACTCGAGCGTGACGAATCTGAACGATGAAGTCATCGTTAAGAATCTTCGCAACGAAGGTTGCCTTCCAACCAGCCGTTTCACGTTGGTTGAGAGGGTCAGATGTACCTCCTGATCCAAGAGGCTTAACAATCTGCTCCATTGCATGACCAGCGATTCGAGATGTCGCGTAAGCGTGCATACCGAAGATCAATGTCGCGTAGACATCGATTGAGCCAGTACCAGCTCCCGTGTACACTTTCGCGTTCACGGTTTCAATGAACCGGGTGTTCTCAATCTTGCCGATCTCACCATCCATACGTGCTCCAGGCTGTGCGTAGAGCTCTACTTTCGTAAAGCCAGTCATAGCGCGGATAGTCTTCGTGGTGTAGATGTGGCAGATACCTACGAAACAAGGTGGCAACGGAACAGTGTTGTATCCAGTAGTAGGATCAACGAATGAGCTCATCCACATGGTCTTGTTCGCCTTGAGAGTTTCCTCCGCAGTTTGAACATTTCCAAGGGTGATCACATCACCAGCCGCAACGTCTGCATTGGCTGTGTTGCTCGTACCTGAATAAATCACATTCGTTGCAGTCACCATAACGTCTCGGGTGAGCTGATCGAGTGTGTCACCAGCTTGATCCCCAAGGATCATGTTGGCTTCCATTCGAACCGGGTCTTCGGTTGTCATGGTGAGCTTGTCAGTGAGTGTGATGAAGTCACCGTACTGTTGTAGGGTAGCTGTGATCACGGTTTCTGAAAGCTGGCTTCCGGCTGGCGTTACACCTTCCACAAGGGCAGTTGTAGCCGCCGCAAGGTTTGCATAACGCTTGAACTTGATGGTTGAAGAGTTGCCCGTAGGAACGTCTTTAACCTGAGCAAAGCGATTGTGAACCAATCGTGGCTGTGCTCGGAACAATAGGTCACGACTGTAGAAGGAATTGATATTCGCAATCTCAGTTGTGGTTGTTTGCTGACTCATAATTTTACAATTAAGTGAATTTGATTAATGGTGGTCCTATCCGCCGTACATAATTTTGTTACGCTGGGCTTCAACTTCTTGCGGAGTAGCTGTGGACCAGTCTCTCTTCTCCGTGCCGGATGTGCCCCTGTATTCAGGAGCGGTCGAGGCATCTGCAACATCTTCAGCCGTTTGTGCGTTTTTTATCATTGATTGCACCAGTGGCTTTGCGAGTGCCTCTTCCGGATCGATCTTTAGAGAACCGGCGTACTCTACGATCTCCTTTACCACATCTCTCGACAATTCCGGATGATCCTGTCGAAATGTAACTACCTTGTAAGGGTCAACCTGATTAGTGGTTTCGCCTCCCGGTGTAGTGGGTGTAGCCGGGGTCTCAGGCTTTTTCTCCTCGGGCTTCGCTGGAGTCGCTGGTTTTGACAGCTCCTCTACTTTGCCGCGATAGTGACGCTTCTGATGAATGGTTGTGGCGAGCAACTTCTGGGCTCCCTTTAGTTTTTCAACCTTATCGGGATCCTCATAATCCTCGTCCTTGAATCCGACAACGAAATCTTCCGCTTCAGTCTGAGCCTGGAGTTCCTCCGGGGTCATCTGATCTTCTAATTTCACTTCGGGTGTTGTTGTTTCTTCTGACATAAATTTGCATTCATTTATAGGGTTTTGTCCCGTGCTAATGTTTTATTAATTTTGATTACCTGTACTGACTGATCTTTTGTTCTGCCGGTACTCTCTGTGCTGGACCGGCGAGATCAGGGAATATAATGTCCCTCATCTCTTCGACTATTTTCAACGCTTCCTGGCGTGCCAACGATTGCAGTCCCATATTGCCTTTTGGATCGATGTTTTTTACTGACTCGAGATCCTCAATATAGAATGTGAATATTTTTTTCATCACCTGTATCGCATTCTGCCCGGAGTTGTTGAACGTTGCCAAAGCATTTTGTTCATTTTCATCTAAATTTATTTTCATGCTTGTGGTTTAAATTATCCCTATGCGGTCGCTGGGACCTGTGCTCCTGGTGGAGCCGCCCCAGCTTGCCTTTGTAATAATGCTTCTGCTCCCCCACCTCCCTGATTCGCCGGATTGAGAAGAGGATTCGTCTCTGTCTCATTCACCGTATTGATCTCAAGTGGTGAGTACCCTGACTGCTCGAGGATCATGTTGAGAATTTTCATCAACCGAGGATCCTGGAGAGCGGCCGGATTAGCGGCGGTTGTTTGGTAAAGCGTAGAGAGTGTTTCGATGTTTTGTTTTTTCGCATCGTTCTCTCCCGTGATTACCATCTTCACCGTGTACTTCAGATTCGAATAGTAGTCCTGTTCGATTCGAAGTTGCTTCGGTCCCTTTTTGATCTGGTCCTTGACCAAGGCTCCAACGAGCCTGAGCTGTTCCGGATCCGGATACGACTCGTTCTCCATGATGTACTGCTTGAGTACCTGATACTGGAAGAGTTTTTTCTTCGCTGAGTAGTAGATCTCAATGTCATCCACATCGTCCATGAGCTCGAGTATGTGTTCCTTCGTGAGCGAAGCCGCAAAGTCCGGAAGCAACCATTCGTTGAATACGTCTTCCAGGAACAATCCCATGTTCTGTTGTACGTACTCGAAGAGTTTGGTTGCACTCTTCAATTGCTGATCACCGAGTTTGAATGGAGTACCAGCCGGTAGGTTTTCGCCAGTCACCACCTCAAACGAGTTGCACAACCGGTCCGCTTTCCGTTCGATGCGTTCGATCTCATCTTTGTATTGAGTGAACCCTCGAATCTCAGTTGGAATAGCGGTGATCTCCGACTTCGATACCACCAGGTCTCCGTCAATCAGATCCTCGAGCATATTCTTCACGTGAAGCTTATCCCGGGTCTGGTAGAGATGGAGAAGTGCGATACGTAACGAAGCAAAGAATCGGTTGGTAAGCTCGTTCGCTTTCTCGATAAGTGGGAAGCACATTTCGTAGTTCCCAAGTCCGAGCCATCGACCTTTCCTTCGGCGGAAGTGAACCTCTTTATAAGGGAAGAGTGATCGATCAACTTCTTTACAAAAGAGGACCGCCTCTTGTTCCGTGTCGCGCACTCCGGCAACTACTGCCATGACGTACACCGACTCATTCACTTTGTACGCATCCATGCTGACCGTTGTGGTCTGAACCTCAGAAAGCTGTCTGACTTCTTGAGGTGAAGTATGGACCCCGTATGAGGACCGACCACCTTTCATATATGAGGATGTGGTATCTACTCGCTGGAGACCGCCTCTCTTGTACCGGTTGTACATCTCTCGAGGGATCTCGCCCCACAACTCGTACACTTCGTAGAACGGAGTCGTATCATCGATGCGATTGGCTGGCCCCTGGCCATGCGTCATATCGTTATCAAGGAATCCGGCTCGAGCAACTGTCTTCCCGGAACTGATCAGTGAGGTCACGGCTGTTTGATCCCAACTCTTTCGAGTTATCAAATCGTACTGAGTGAGCAAGTGACGCTCGATGACCATCCCATCTTTCAAATTCTTAACCGCCGGATCGTTCATCAAGTTAATGAGCTCAACTTGAGCGGTGTCAGTGCGTCCATCGACTTTAATCTTTTTCCAAACGACCGTACCAAAATCAGGGAGGTCATCCGCGAGATCGTTGAGCTTGTGTCCAAACCCGGAGGTCTTCGCATATCCCATAAACTCTCGGCGAAGCATCCAGCTTTTCAGATATGAACCTTCAGTCTCCGATTTGATGTAC